GCAATCAAACTGGACTGATGGGAGAGGCTGGCCCTGAAGCAATCATGCCTTTGAAGAGAGGCCGTGGCGGTCGTCTTGGCGTTGAAGTTTCTAATCAAGACACCGCAAGGGACGCCATGTCGCGCTACTCAAATGGCTCACGCGGCAATAGCGTTATTCCTGCTAATGGTGGCGGCGGTAGCGAAATGCAAGGCAGCGGTGGTGGTGGTGCAGTTGCCGCTCCAATCGATGTTCGCTATACCGTGGAACGCATTAACAGCGTTGATTACATAACCGCTGATCAGTTTCAGACTGGGATGCGTAGTGCTGCAGAGCAAGGCGCAAAACGCGGTGAGCAGAATACACTGAAGCGATTACAGATGAGCAGTAGCACTCGCAAGAGGTTGGGTCTATGACAAGTTTTGCTTTTGGCCATGCACTTCGAATAAAGCCTAGACAGACGGTGGACTACCACTACCAGAATTTTTTTATTGGCAAAAACATTACACACTATGGATCTGAATATCAATTTGCCCCTTTTGGCTTTTCTGGTGTCACAGTTAACCGCACAGGCGACGGCTTAGAGGCCGCGCTAGTTTTTCCAGTTAATAAAGTGTCTCTCAGTTGGGGAATAAAAGCTATTGAAAACATTTGGATAATGGAAGTTGATGTTTTGATTATTGAAAACCCTGACCCTGACACGGGTTTATCAGCGACAAACACGATCGTGCATACCTACACCGGGCAAGTGTTAGGAGGGCAGTGGGACAACACGTCACTGAACTTAGAGCTGGGCTCAATTTTAGATGCTGTTGGAACGGACGTGCCAAGACGCGCGTTGACCAATCGGATCGTGGGTAACTTGCCGATTACTAATAATGTCCGGCTGCGCTGATCTTATTGGAATGCCGTACCGGCTTGGAGCTGACGGCAGTGACGGTCATATCGATTGCATCCACCTTTGCTATAAGGCTTTAGGGCACATCGGCATTAACCCGCCAACGTTTAGGCAGTCCTGGTATGAGGCGGGCAAGTGGGAAGTATCGCGTGATTTGTTGAAGTGGGGTTTCCGGGTCAAGAAGCCTGAGTATGATGGTGATATTCTGCTATTAGCGGAGAACTCTTGGACTTTCGCAGTGACATGGCAAAAGGGCATTCTTTATATTCAGCCAAAAACCGAAAAGGTGCAGTGGTCTTCGGTCCAACTGTTTACGAGGTATTACTGCTTCCGTACGAGAAGCAGTTAATTGAAACGATTGGAATTACGGAAGAAGAGTATCAACTTTTTGCGTCTGAGGCAAGGCGGCGTGGTTGCGTAAGACCAGCTGAATACGATCATATTCCTGATATTCAAATGGCTGGGCCTCTAGCTGGCCCTGCTATTGCCGCTACTTATCTTGCTCCAACTGTAGCCGGAAAAACAGCAGCCACTATAGTTCTTACCAACGTCGCGATTAGTTTAACTCTTACCGGTATTGCATATTTATTGACGCCTAAGCCAAAGATGCCTTCGGCCCCCAAGTCAGGCAGGCTTGATTTAGACAGCACCACAGGCGCTAGCCGGTTCACGTCGTCAAGAGGGTTTGACACGTTAAACGAGCTAGCAGACTATTCATCACCAATACCCATTATTTTTGGGCTATACGACGAAACAAAAAAAGTTGGTGGAATGTTGGTTGAGCCACGCTTGGTGTGGTCTCGTATGTTTAGCCATGGCACGCAACAGCAAGCCAAGCTTTTGTTTGTTGTAGGCGAACAAGGTGTAAGAGATGCAAGCCCTAACTCTGGCATTGCCCGGCCAGATCTAGAAGGCATTTTTTTAGGTAACAACGCTTTAGATGTCATTTACGAAAACTTGTTTGCTTTTTACTGGAAACAAGAATACAAGACAGGAGAAAATGGGCTTGTTCTTGGAGAACGTGACTTACTAGCCGGAACAAGGCTAGATGATGGAGCATCTGGCGACCCAGACGCTGGCGAAAATGATGAGGTTTTTGTTTGCCCTAGCGACACGATAGATAATGACCCAGAAGCTTTTTGCCACTCATATTCCCCGGTAAACAATGTTCGGTTTGGCGTGTATGGAGCAATTGCAAACGGGACAGGTTATCGACTAAACTATCGAGTTATTTCTGTTCCGCGTGATAAGGTAAAAGACAAAGATCAAAGAGCTAACATAATTAGACGCTTAAAAATTATTGGAGACTTGAATTTAGGCAGAGACGGTGATTCTTCCAAGGGAATAGACCCTGGCACAACTCCAAGCAGCGACAAAAAATACACAAAACTTGTGCGCAAGCAAGATCATACAGGCACAGGGCGTCAGTACAGCCCACGCATGGGCATTGTTAGACATATCCGCGATGGAGTCTCTACAACAACAAGCAGCGATGAGCTAACAAAAGTAATTGACGTCAAAGAAGGCGACGAAGCAGTTTTTATAATTTCTGACAGCGAAATACGTAAGGACGTCTACGACTCAGTGAAGGGTCAGGTAGGCGAAAAAGTAGACGACATAAACTCAACAGTCTTGTCTGAGCAACTTGCCGCTGATTCAGCGATGCAAAGAGGCGAAATATTTGCAATTGGCAATACTTTATGGGTTGTTATCAGCAGAAACCTTGAGTTCAATCCAGAACTTGAGGAAAAGCAAGATCAAAAAATTCATCTTAAATGTATTGACACTAAAGAGTCAATGGAAAAAAAGATAGGTATTGTAAATCTAGCAAAAGTTGTTAAACCAGATGTATATATAGACGATGTTCAGGGTGTTGGAGCGGGCTTCTTCCCTCTCACCCATATCGCAACAGCAACTATCCGCAATAACCGACCAGCAGTCGTAACAGAGTTAGGGATAAGAAGCACGGTATTTCAGAATCTGCAGGGGTTGTGCTCCTTCCCTGGTCTACCATCATCAAAGGAAATAGATAAGCTTGACGAAGACAATATAGCGGTGACGACTGGAACTATAACAGCAGCGATCGCCAGGTCTTCGTCTTTCAGAATGTTTATTAGGAAAGCAGGCGTTGACAAGGATAGTGAAGAGTATAGCTTTAAACCTTTAGTCAGCGAACGTACGGGCTCTGAAGTGTTTTTCACAGTAGTAGGGCAGCGTCCTGTCTCACAGTACAACTTTATTAGAATTAAGAATCCAGAAGGTCTAGAGCCTCAAGAGCTTGAATTTAAACTTGTACCTTTGCCTTCCGCGGAGATGCGTGCAGTCAAAGATACTGCTGAGTTTATAAAACTCGCAGCAACTCGTCCGGACAGCGAAGCTGAAACATCCTTGGTAGAGGAAGAGGTTAAGGTTAATGGCATTAATGGCCCTTTTAAGATTGCCGCTGCTGGGTCGTTAGTACAAAGATCGACGATAAGGGATAACAAAGAATTTATGAGAAAGCCAAGTTTCTCTTTCCAACCATCAACGTTTGGTCCACCAAATTTAATTGAAAAAACAGCAGTCATCCCTGTAAGGAAAGACGGCCCTGACACCCAAATAGCTACGGTAGATTTTTTAGAAAACATATCAAACAAAGCTAACGCAGTCGCGGGCCGAAATGGTGCAATGACGTTTGAAATGGCTGGAAATCCTGATGACAGCAGTGTTGGCAGCAACCAAACGACTACTATTATTACCAAAGAATTTTTTAACGCAGACGGCACTGATTTTGTAATTCTCCGCTGGACACTATTAAAAAGAAAACTGCCAAGCACACATTTTGCGGTTGCAAATGGCCAGGCCCATGTATGGTCGCCTCAAGGGGTAGAAGTGTTGCTTAGCTCAAAAGGTCGTACCGTTGGCAGTCCCATCGAGATAAAACGCGGCATAGGTGGAACAGATGTTCCTGGAGGCGATCCAAACCCTTATCGAGACTCTAATAATTTCAAGCGTAATGCCAATGGAGACGTTCTGCGCTGGTCAGGCCAAATCTATGAAGTAGCGTCTACAGAATCGCTTGCAAAAATACCTGGAAGAACAGATGGCTTCTTTTACGAGTTATTTGGTAGCGCCGGTCATTACGCAAGAGATCTTGCCTTGGGAACGACTAGAACAGTCGGAGCGACTTACACGAATGATGACGGTAAGAGCATTCGCATTGAATACAAGTCTGAGGTGAAATACCTGCCTGCTGACCACTGGTCAGGGGAAGCTAAGAGTTGGACTGCGGCAAGCTTTAAAGTTCTTCAAGGAAATAGCACAACATCAGATTGGGACGTTAATGACAAATTTGCTGCAAAATTAGCTATTGCGAGCAATAACCCGTTTAAGACCGTTTACGATAGCGCTGGTTTTAGATTTAAAATTACTCAGCTGGAAACAATTGCCGCGTCTAATGAAATAGACGCAGAGGTCGTTTTTGAAGGGCAAAGCCAATTTAACGACATTAGTTTTTACAGATCCCTTGTTCAAAAGTCAAACGAAAGCGAACCTGAGCATGAGATTGTTTATGTCAACGAAATCTTGCCTAACGATCAGGCTCCCGCTTTTGACGATTTAACAATGGCGGGGCTTTCGTTGAAAGCCAGTCGTAATTTTACCCAGCTTGACCAACTGCGTACTTGGATTGGGAAAGGCATTTGTGTTGAAAGGTTGCATCCTAATTTATCTACTTATCAAGGCAATAACTCTTCAGAGGGGCCCAGCAACTTGCTGACAGATCTTGTGTTTCACTTGTTTACCAATCAAGTATCAGGTGCTGGGGGGTTGACGGGGATGACACCAGCCAACCCAGACTTATTAGATAAAGAAAAATTTATAGCAACTTCGCGTTTTCTTAGACAACAAGAGTTGTTCTTCAATGGCGTCATTGGCGAAAACATAAATTTGCGTCAATTTATAACAGACATGGCCCCAAATTTCTTGTGTAACTTTGTTCTATCTGACGGCAAGTTTGCTTTGGTGCCTGCCGTGCCAAGTAAAGCTGGCGGCAGTATCAACACAGGAGCTGTTGAAATTAAACAGTTATTTACTTCCGGAAACATACTAGAAGACTCATTCAAACTTGAGTATTTAAGAGCAGAAGAGCGCAGGCCGTTCAAGGCCAATGTCCGTTACAGGCAAGAATCCAAAAACAAGTTCCCAGAAGAAAAAGTTGTTGAAGTTAGTATAAATCGCAAACGAAGGGATAGTAAGCTAGGTAATTTAAACATTAAAGATTTACCGAGCGAACAGTTCAACCTTGCTCAGTTCTGCACTTCAAAAGAGCACGCCGTAAAAGTTGCTAAATACTTTCTTGGCTTGCGCGAACTTGTGACACATACGATTAGCTTTTCAACAACAGTTGACGGCTTAAACCTTGAGGCTGGGGCGTTTATCAAGGTCATTACAGAGTCAAGCCCTTACAGCTCGGCCAACAACGGAACCATTGGCACGAATGGCCAAGTGACCAGTGTCACCCATTTGGATGACGGTGACTATGACGTTTCATTCTTTAAAGCTGATTCAGAAGAGGTTGAAGACGGCAAAATGACAGTTTCTAATGGGATTGTCACAGATTCAAAATTTCATAATTCTGTCTTTACCTTGGTTAATCCCAGCGTCTCCGAAAACGTTTATGTTGTAGAGCAGTTGACGTTTTCTCAGGAGGGCACTGTGGACATTGTTGCATCAGAGCACCCTTGCGAGGATGATGGGAGCAGCAAGCTTGCCCACCTTATGGAAAGCGGCGATTTCAAAATCATCCCTGATCAGAGCTTGAGCGATTAATGGATTTTCCCGCACTCGAGCCAACAGCAAGAACGTTTGACCCTGGGTCGTATCCAGTTAGGACGTTTAAGGCTCAAAACGGAAGTGAGACCCGTGTTTTGTACGGATCAAGCCGTACAGACATGAAGCTATCACTAACTTACGCCAATATTTCAGACGCTAGTGCGGAGTTGTTTGTAACGCATTATGACGACAGGCAAGGCACGTTTAAGACGTTTACCTCTGGCAAGATGGGGAAAGACGTTATAGGCGGCTGGGACGGCGTAAGCAAAACCATTAAGAAGAACCCAGACGAGACAGCTAAATACCGATATGAAAGCGCTCCCGTCATTACTCAGGTAGC